GATGACCTTGTAGAGGAGGCATACGAACGTCTGGGCATGCGCATGACCAGTGGTAACCAGCTAAAAACGGCGCGTCGGTCGTTAAACATCTTGTTCTTGGATTGGGCAAACCGTGGGTTGAATTTGTGGACGATTGAGCAGGCTATTTTGCCTATTGTCCAGGGTAACAGTGTACTTGCATTACCTTTAGACACGGTCAACGTGCTAACGGCGGTCATCCGCGATCCAAGCACCACTCCCTCAATTGACATCAGTGTTGATCGGATCAGTCGTGCTGAGTACTTGAACGTTCCCGACAAGACCACACAAGCGCGGCCCTCGCAGTTCTATATTGAGCGCACAAACGTGCCGAAGGTTTATTTATACCCTGCGGCCGATAAGGCTTATAATCTAATCTACTACCGCATTCGTCGTATTCAGGATGCGGGGGACTACACGAACACCACGGACGTGAACTTTAGGTTTTTGCCGTGCATGGTCGCCGGGTTGTCTTATTACCTGTCGCTGAAGTTTTCGCCTGAGCGCGTGGGACCTTTGAAGCAGCTGTACGAGGAAGAGTTTGCGCGTGCGGCGGCGGAAGACAGGGATACGGCGAGCTTTTTCGCTGTTCCTGACGTAGGGTACTGAAATGGCTTACGCCACAGGTAAGTTTGCGTTAGGAATCTGTGACTACTGTGGTCAGCAGTACCCTTTTAACGTCTTACGGAAAAACTGGCGTGGATTCAAGGTATGCCCCGACGATTACGAGCCAAAGGAGCCTCAACTCGAGCCTCTTAGACATGTGTCAGACGCCGTGGCACTTAACCAGCCTCGCCCTGACCGCGCAGAGCCCCTTACTGTTTATGTGGGCGCTCCCGGTGATAGCCTTTTCGAGAGCGTTGGGAGTGCAACCGGAACAAATGACATGCGGCCCGCTACAGTGGATAATGCCTTGGTACTTCAACTCCAGCTTGGACAAGTGACGGTGACAACGACATGACTTACGACGAACTTGTAACCAACATTCGAAATTACACGGACGTAGACGCCAATGTCTTGACCGCGCCTGTGATTGACACTTTTATCTTGATGACGGAAAACCGCATCTTGCGTGAAGTGGATCTGGACGTGTTCAAGAAGGAAGTCACCGGCAACCTAACACCCACGAACAAGTTTTTGTCTACGCCTACGGATATCTTAACCCACCGTTATTTGATGGTAACGGATGACGAGGGTCATCAGATCTTTTTGGATTTCCGCGATACATCGTTCATGAAGGAATATTGGGCCGATGGCAGCGCCACTGGTATCCCGAAGTATTATTCGGTGTGGGATCAGAACACGTTTTACGTGGCACCCACGCCAGACAACAACTATGCTGCGGAGCTTGGTTATATATACAAGCCTACTGCGCTGTCGGCCACAAACACGACCACTTGGATTAGCTTGAATATTCCAGAAGCGTTGATGTACGGCTGTATTGTCCAAGCGTACAGCTACACCAAGGGCCCAGCAGAGATGATGGCGTACTTTGAGCAATCATATAAACAGGCGATCCAAGGCATCGGTATTGAGCAGCAGGGTCGTCGTCGTCGGGATGAGTACAGGGATGGCATGATTCGCTTGCCGCTCCAATCCGTATCACCTGGACCATAAGGTAAACGACCATGGCTTTTTCAGGAAACCAAATCTGCGACACGTTCAAGACAGAGCTGCTTGAGGGCTTGTTTGACTTCAAAGCAGGCACAGCGGATGTGTTCAAGATTGCTTTGTACACAGCGGATGCAACACTTAACGCCTCTACCACTGCTTACACAACAGCCAATGAGGTTGTGGCAGCGGGCTACACGGCCGGTGGTATTGCTCTGACCCCAGTGGTAGCAAGTTCCAGTGGCGTGTCTTTTGTGAGCTTTGACAACGTAACTTGGAACGCGGCATTGACCGCACGTGGCGCATTAGTCTACAAGGAAGAAGCTGGAAATCCAGCGGTTTTTGTTCTAGACTTTGGGGCTAATAAGGTTTCATCATCCTCGTTTGTGGTTCAGTTCCCACCTGCGAACAACACCTCGGCAATTTTACGCCTCGCGTAAGGAGTTAAACATGTTAGTGAATCAAGCAAAATCTACCGACGCTGTGGCAAGCCAGTTGACGCGCACGTTGGAATCAAAAGACAAGGTCTCCGCGGGTGGCGTGTTCACCATTCAGTGTTTTGACAAAGACGGCGTCCTTAAATGGGAAGCGACCAAGAATAATTTGGTTGTCAACGTCGGATTAAAAGACATGAATGACAAATACTTTAGTGGTAGCGCCTACACCGCCGCTTGGTATATTGGTTTATACGGCGCAGGTGCTTCAAACAACCCTGCCGCTGGTGACACAATGTCTTCTCATGCTGGTTGGGTAGAAGTTACTGCTTATTCACAAGCAACACGTCCTGCGGCAACATTTGGTGCAGCTACAACCGCTGATCCTTCTGTCATCAGTAACTCAGCGTCTGTTGCAGTGTTTACAATCAACGGCACAACAACTGTTGGCGGTGCGTTCTTGACTAGTAACAGCACTAAAGGTGGCACAACAGGTACATTGTTCTCGGCGTCTGACTTTACAGCCCCCGGTGATCGTAGCGTTGTAAGCGGGGACACATTGAATGTTTTGTACAGTTTCTCTCTTGACGCAGCGTAATTAAGGGAGTATCCTTCTAGTAATTAACCAGGGGGATACATGAAAAAAGAACTTTTAAGTATTTGGCGAGCTATGCACAATCGTTGTTACAACCTCAACCAAAAATCGTACCAACACTACGGTGCGCGGGGTATTTTTGTAGAGGAAAGTTGGCATGGTAAACAAGGGTTTGCTAATTTCGTAAGGGACATGGGAGAGCGACCAGAAGGCGGAACCATCGACCGTATTGATAATAACAAAAGTTATTCGCCACACAATTGTCACTGGGCTAATGCTTTTGAGCAAGCTAAGAACAAAAGAAACAACCGTTGGATTACATCTAACGGGGAAACAAAACATCTTGCGGAGTGGGCAAGAACTCTTGGATGCAACCCTGCTGCAATATTGGCGCGGATTGCATCAGGCATGAAGGAGGAAGAAGCTGTTACTAAGCCTATTCCAGAACGACCAAATGCTAAGTTAACTATGCAGGACGCTTTGTATGTTAGAGATTCCTACCCCATGCTGACCATGCAAGCTTTGGCGATAAAACTCAAGGTGAGCAAGAAAACAATCTTGAACATTATTCATAACAAAACATTTAAGGAGCACTAAATGGCTACGAAATTTATTAAAGGCGAGATTGTGCAGGTTGCAAGTGTCTTACCAACAGGTCCGATTGAAAAGCTTCGCATGGATGAGGAAGGTAATTTCTTCTATCTAATTAGCTGGTCTGACATAGATGGTAAAACACAGCAACGCTGGTTTGCGGAAACTGAACTTACCTCAGCGTAAAGAGTATGTTTGGTTTCACTACCTTTAGTGAAGTACCCTTCTCTGCATTAGTAGCGGGAGGAGCTGTCTATGATGCTTCGATCGCAGAGGTTGTACAAGCATCCGAGGCGGTTAGTGCTCAAGCTATTTTTAACACTGTGTTCCAAGACACAGTTAGTGGTGTTGATAGCCAATCTACGGTTTTGGTGTATACCGTTACTGTGCAAGAAGCAGGGCAAGCTTTAGATGTGTTTTCAAATAATGGTAACTTCTTTTTAAATATCAGTGAAACGAGCGTTATTACAGATACCCCTAGCAATATAGGACAGTTCTTTTTAAACGTGAATGAGTCCATAAGCATCACAGACTCTGCCTTTGCAAGGTATTTATGGGAGTTAGTTGATGATGCGCAGACAAATAACTGGGTAGTGGTCGATGATAGTCAAACAAATATTTGGAGCAGTGTTGATTCCTCCGCACCGCAAGATTGGACGTTAATTAACACTCTAGAGTAAGGAAAAGACATGGCTTTGGTCGTTAAAGATAGGGTTCGCGAAACCACCACTACTACAGGGACTGGGACGGTAACTCTTGGGGGCGCGGTAAGTGGCTTTCAAAGCTTTTCCGTAATTGGTAATGCAAATACTACTTACTATACAATTGTTGATGCTATCGCGGGTTCGTGGGAAGTGGGTATTGGAACGTATACCTCGTCTGGCACTACGTTAGCCAGAGACACAGTCTTAGAGTCCTCCAATGCTGGGTCGCTTGTAAACTTTGCGGTAGGTACAAAAGATGTCTTTGTCACTTACCCTGCCGAGCGTTCCATGTATGTTGACGGCACTACAATCACCCCAGCAATTTCGGCGACACTTCCAGTAGCTAACGGCGGTACAGGTGCTTCCAATGCAACCGATGCCCGCACAAACTTAGGTCTAGGCACGATTGCCACGCAAGACGCTAACGCTGTAGCCATTACGGGTGGTGATATTAATAGCACTCCTATTGGTTCTACAACACCGAGTACAGGTGAGTTCACCACGCTGGGCGCTACAGGAACATCTACGCTGGCTGCTGTGAACTCAGGGG